TTCCTGTTACAGACGATGTTCAATTACATGGCTTTACTAGCAGTGATGGAGGGAGCAGCTATGATGCTGGCTCATCTGATTACAGAACGCATTCTGTAGGAGACGGGACAAGGGTTGCGTTTGGCTTGCTTGGATCTGGTTTAGGTAATATAGGTAGTGCCTCTGGTGAGATGGGCTGCAACTCAATAATTACTGTAGCTTCACCGCATTTAGCTACTTTCACAACGGTAAATGGTGATGGTGGTTCTATAGTAGCAGCTAATGCAACAACCTTCGGCAGTGCATTTTATGCAGCAGGATTTACTCGTAGGTCAGCCGCAGACGTAGATGCAATTAAATTTGCATTTAGTAGTGGTAATATAGAGTCAGGCGAGATCGTAATGTACGGCATAGCAAATGGCACATAAGGAAATTAACTAATGGCAGGTTACATTGGTGGCCGGGTAGCAGTATCTGCACCGCAACAAATCGAAACAAAGCACACAATCACGGCAACAGCCAACCAAACTAGTATCCCCAATATTGGCTACACTGTCGGTGCTGTGCATGTGTATCAGAATGGTGTACGCCTAGTGGATGGCACAGACTATACTGCCACTAATGGCTCTACTGTTACATTAGAGACAGGTGCTACTGAGGGTGATCAAATTGTTGTCGTGAGCCACGGTAGCTTCGAAACAGGTGACGTAGTAAGTAAAGCATCCGGTGGTACGTTTAGTGCAGCTATGAATTATCCCGGCGGTGCAGTTACGGGTAATGTAGCTTTTGGAGATAGCAATAAAATATTAATGGGTGCTGGGTCTGACCTGCAGATTTACCACAATGGGTCTAATTCATATGTATCCGAAGAAGGTACAGGCGATTTACTTATTCGTGGTTCTAACAATATTTATCTAGCTAAGAGTGACGGGTCGGAAACTTACGCTAGATTCGAAGCTGACGGTGCAGCTTCTTTATACCATAATAATGCAGTTAAACTAGCCACAACAGCCACAGGAATAACAGTAACAGGTGCTATTGCTACAAGTGCTGGTGGCGTTGCACTTACATCATTAGACATAGATGGCGGTACAGATATTGGTGCTGCGTTGGTAGACGCAGACCTGATGATTGTAGATGACGGTGCAGGTGGCACTAACCGCAAGGCTACAATGACTAGGCTTGCAACTTACATGGGAACTAAAATTGGTGGAGGCATGGAATTTATAGCTTCATCTGGTGAATTATCAAGTGCTGCTTCTGCTAGTTTTACAGGTTTTGATTCAAGTAAATATGATAACTATATGTTTTATTTAAATTATGTGAAACCTGCTACGGATAATGTAGTTTTTTTTGCTCATGCTAGTACTAATGGTGGTAGCGGTTACGACACTACTAATGGAAATTATCATATGAATGGTGCGGTTGATACAACAGGTTTTAATTTTAACCATCAGATTCCTGCGGGGAACGACACTAACGAGTTTGGGTTGTCAGGGACTTTTTTAGTAAAAAAACCTCATGCAAGTGCGTATACATCAGCCCACTCTGAAGTAAGTGTGAGGTACACTAATGGAATACACTATAACGGGAGCAGTACTGCCAACTACGAAAACTCAGAATATTTATCTACAAGTGAAGTAAATGCAATTCAATTTAAGTTTGCTAGTGGAAATATAGCTTCGGGCGAAATCACAATGTTCGGCATAGTTAATTCATAAGAACAAACCAACAACAAAGGAGGCATAACATGCCAAGATTCCATAATATTAACGGTGCAAACGTACAGTTCACCGCTGCAGAAGAAACGGCACGGGATGCGGAAGAACAGACATGGGCTGATGGTGCAGACACACGGGCTGGTGTGCAGGTTCGTGAGGAACGTGATGCTAAATTAGCCGCTACAGATTGGATGGCTTCAAGCGATCTGACTATCTCGGACGCTTGGAAAACCTACCGGGCAGCTTTGCGGAATATCCCCGCCCAAGGCGGGTTTCCAAATTCAATTTCATGGCCCACCATGCCCACATAAGAGGCGATTAAATGACTAAAGCAAGAGATACAGCTAATATTGTAGGTGGTGGATTTAGTGGCACTATTGCAGGTGCTACAATGGAGCCTACAGGTGACACTGCTGCAGGTGACAATGCTGCAATGGGCTTTACTGCTGCTGAAGGTCTGATCCTCACAGGGCAGGGTAGCACTAATGACGTTACTATTAAGAATGATGCTGACGCAGATGTAATTGAAATACCAACAGGCACAGTCAATGTCACGATGGCTGGTACACTAGGTGTAACTGGGGTTATTACTGGTGGTGGTCTTGTTGTTCCTGACGGCTCTATTAACTTAGCTGACCTAGACATTGATGGCGGTACAGACATAGGTGCTGCTCTTGTAGATGCTGATCTTATGATCGTTGACGATGGGGCTGGAGGTACTAACCGCAAGGCTACAATGACTAGGCTTGCAACTTACATGGGAACTAAAATTGGTGGAGGATTTGAGTTTATTTCTTCTTCTGATGCTAGTGGTTCAGCTAACCTTTCTTTTACAGGTTTTGATGCTACCAAGTACGACAGCTACAAATTTATATTTCATAATGTAATTCCTGCTACTGATAATGTCTTCTTGTATATGCGTACAAGTACTGATGGAGGAACTAATTACGACTCAGGCGGTAGTGATTATCAAAATTATGATGATGCTAGGGCGTTTATGTTAATCACCGCACAAGCTGTTGGCAGTGCTGCAAACGAAACTGGTGTTTGTGGTGAAGTCACCGTTTTTGCACCCCATTTAACTCAATATACTAGGGTAAACGCCGCAGTCACATACGCAAATACAAGTGGTGCAGTATACCATCAGTACCATGTTGATCCTTATAGCGCTTTTATAAGGCTCTCAGCCGCAGATGTTGATGCTGCTCAGTTTTTATATTCTAGTGGCAATATAGAAACAGGAACAATCACAATGTACGGCATAGTTAACTCATAAGGAAACAAACTAATGGCAGGTTACATTGGCACAATACCGACCCCACAGGCTACACAAAGCCGGGACGTATATACCGCCACAAACAATCAAACTACATTCACCACTCAAGGCTATACCCCGGACCTTGTGTCTGTATTTCTCAATGGTGTACATCTTGCCCGGGCTGATTTCACAGCCACGAATGGCTCAGACGTTGTTTTAGCGGCGGGTGCTGCGGCTAATGACACAGTTGAGATCGTAGCATTCTCGACGTTTGATACGGGCAACAGCACTTTCACGGGCGATGTGATTGCGTCCGGGGGTACACTTCAAGCCTCTGGCGATACAGCAGCGGGTGATGATGCAGCTATTGGTTATACAGCCGCAGAAGGCTTGATCTTAACTGGTCAGGGTTCTACCTCAGATATTACACTGAAGAATGACGCAGATGCTACAGTGTTTACTGTACCCACAGGTACTGATGATATTCTGTTTCCTGATGATGCAAAAGCAATGTTTGGTGCAGGGTCTGACTTACAGATTTACCATGATGGTGGTAATAGTCATATCAAAGAAGAAGGGACCGGGATTCTTTTTGTTTCCGCCTCTACTCAAATACAACTCAGAAGTGCTGCGGATGAAGTCTATATCCAATGTATAGAAAATAGTGCCGTTAATTTGTTTCACAATAATGTCAAAAAGTTTGAGACATCAGCCACAGGAATAACAGTAACAGGTGCTATTGCTACAAGTGCTGGTGGTGTAGCTCTTACCTCACTAGACATAGACGGTGGCACAGACATTGGTGCGGCTCTAGTAGACGCAGACCTGATGATTGTAGATGACGGTGCAGGTGGCACTAATCGTAAAGCTACGATGGCTCGGTTGGCTACATACATGGGTACTAAAGTTGGTGGCGGGGCTATGGTATTTATTGCTTCTTCTGGCGCACTATCTAATGCTGCAAGTGTACAATTTAGGGCGCAAGATGGACACTTTGACGCAACTAAGTTTGACCATTACATCTTTAAATTTATGTATGTCATACCTGCAACTGATGGTGTTTGGCCTATAGCCCAAATAAGCACTAATGATGGTGGTGCTTATGATACAACAAATGGTAATTATCATTACGGTGACAGTGCTGATTTTAATGGATACTATTTGTCTGCTACCTATAATATGGGTTCTGGTACAAATGAGTATGGTATGTGTGGGGAGATGGAGTTGTTCGGGCCTCACCTTACTAATTATACATATGCAGACATAAGGACAGTTATGACTAGTACTAGTGGCCATGTGGTGAATCAAGGCCCAACCAGAGGAACACAGGTACATAATGTTGCAGCAGACGTAGATGCAATTAAATTTTCGTTTAATAGTGGTAACATAGAATCAGGCGAGATCGTAATGTACGGCATAGCAAACGCATAATGGATATTAACTGGACAGTATCAGGCATTCATTATGGTTAACTTCTAGTTAACCCCTTGCTTTAATCATCTATGTGGTATAATATTACCCCATAGCAACAATCAAAAATCCCCCCACATATGAATAATCTTTACCTGCTGAACCCAGCAGATGTTTTGGCTCAATGGCCGATAATAAAACCACATATCGATAGCGCCCTTGCCCACTCCGTGGGCGAAATGAACACCTTCCAACTGTTTCAAAAAACAATGTCTGGTGAGGTGCATATCTGGGTTTATTTGGATCAGCATACGCAGATCACAGCAGTTCTAAGCACACGATTTTTGCACTACGAAAACCGCAAATCTTTGCAAATCATGACATGCGGCGGTGCAGTAGAAGATTGGGATATCTGGCTAGATCACAATCACGTTTTCGAGAATTTCTGCAAGAACAATGGGTG